TGCCTCTGGTTGGCGACATCTTCTGCCCCGAGGTTCCCGTGGAACGGCAATCGTTCCCTTACTTGATCTGGGATCGCTCGAACCTTATCATTCCTGGCTCTACGCTGCGCGCGCCAAGCGCCGAGCCCGCTACAATCCGTCGGTCGTATTCCACGTCCAACTACTTCTGCCGCTCGCATGCCCTCGAAGGCTCGGTCGCCTTCGAAGAAGAAGCCTACGGCATGGGCCTCGGCTTTTCGACGAAGCAGCATCTGACCGCCGACTTGATCGGGCGCATCAGGCGTTCGCGCGAGGCGGAGATCGCGGAGCTGCTTCTCTCCCTCACAAACTTTCCCAACGGCGTCGATCTCTCTTCGGGAAGCAATAACCAATGGGATGTGTATCCCTCGGTGCCCGAGGAAGGAACGGACGGCTCGCACCCGATCGTCCAAGTCGAAGCGGGGAAGGAAATTCTGCGCCAGGCCAGCATCGCGGACGAGCAGATGGTCCTCGCTCTTTCCAGCCCGTGCGTCGCTGCGCTGAAGAACCATCCCGACATCATCAACCGTTTCAAGTACACCAACACGCTTGGCATCATCGACATCGATAAGCTGAGCAGCGTGTTCGGGGTCAAATGCGTGCGCGCCGGGGCGCTCAGGGCATCTCAGAATATGGTCTCCTCCTGGATCTGGGGATCCCACGCTTTCCTGGGCTATGCAAGCCCCGCGCCCACACGCGACGACGTTAGCTGCGCCAAGACCTTTGTCTGGGCCGGTGGCCAGATTCCCGGCTCCAACGGCGGCAGCGTGGACATGCCGGCGGCTCCCGGAACCATTGACGGTTACGGGGTGCTGGAATGGCTCGATCCGGTGCAATCGAAGAAGACCTACTGGCAGTCGGTGGACTGGTACTACTCGACCCAGGTTACAGCTCAGGAGACGGGAGTTCCCTTCCTGAATTGCCTTAAAACCGCTCCGACGATGGCCGCGATTCCCGGATTGGCCGAGGGCTAGAGCTGGGCGTAAACGGCAGAACAAGAGGCGCGCTTCCGACAAGGGCGCGCCTTTTTTGAATCTCGACAGATGGAAAGGACCCCATGGCAGGCAAAGAAAAATCCGCTGAGAGCACCTACATCGTACAAAGCAATTTCTTCCACCTCAGCCGGCTGCTTCTGCGGAATCAGCAGGTACAAATGACTCCGGAAGACGCCGCCCAATACGTTGCAGACAAGCTTCTGAAACCCGCGAAGTAGCCCGGCGCAGCGCTGCGCTGTTGCCGCGTAATTACGTAATGGCACTTTAACGCTCCGGAGTTTGATGGCCTACGCGACCCAATCCGACCTGGTCCCAGTCCGCATGACGGCGAAGGACCTGACCGAACTAACCGATGACGACAACACGGGGACCATCAACACGGCCCTTGTGACTGCCATCCTCGAAGAAGCTTCGGGCCGGGTGGAGAGCTACTGCCGCGGCCGCTACGCCACGCCGTTGCAGGCCTCGGACGACGTCAAATCGCTCACGCTCGATATCGCGGTCTATCTGCTCTTCAGCCGCCGGCGCGAGACCAATGTCGGCGAGACGGTGCAGGCCAGGTTTAACCAGGCCATCGCCTTTTTGAAAGACATTGCCGCGGCCAAGGCCTCGCTCGATCAGCCTGCGACCGGCCAGCCGCAGACCTCGCTGGCCGGGCCCCAGATCAGCAACAAAGATCGCCATCTCCACTTCAGCGATCGCAATATCGAAGGCTTCGTATGACGGCCTCTGTCCAGGTCGACGACTCGCGCGCAACGGTAGCGCTGGGCAAGTTTCGGCTGAACCTCGCCCAAAACGAGGAGCTGATGCGCGACCTGGGTGGCGTCATGCTGCTGTCGATCGCCAAGACCTTTCGCGAAGAGGGTTCGCCGGCCGGCTCGTGGATGCCGCTCGCGCCCTCGACCATCAAGGCCTACGGCGCCAAGGCAGCCGGCCACAAGCTGCTCATGATGTCCGGGCGGCTCTTCCGGTCCATCCGCTTTACCGCTTCGCCGGGGCGCGTCGTCATCGGCCCCAGCGCCGACGTGCCCTATGCCGCGGTTCATCAGTTCGGATCCGCCGATCGCGGTTCGGCCTTTGGCCCGCGCACGCAGAAGATGGACGAAGCGCTGGTCGACGTGAAGGAGCACACCTACACGCGCCTGCAGAAGGCACTCGGCACGGGCAAGCACCAGATGACGGCGAAGTCCGGGCGCAGCTATTTGGTCAACCGCCGCATCGCCGGCCCGCGCAACCAGCTCCGCGTACACATCTCCGGCCACTCGCGCCATCAGAACATCCCGGCGCGGCCATACCTGGTGTTTCGTCCCGAGGATCCCGAACGGCTTCAATCGGTCGCCGAAGCATTTGTCGTCCGGGCTGCGCAATCCGCCGGATTGGAGACGCAGCAATGAGCGGATCGCCCAGCCAATTCCAAATCTCGCAGGTCGAGGCCGCGTTGATTTCGCTGCTCAAGACGGTGATGCCCGCGGCCTATCAGACGGCCATCGGCGCCGCCGCGCTGCCCGTCCTCAACATCGATTCGCTCGGCGAGAAGGACTTCGATGCCGAAGGGCAGCTCGTCCTCAAGCCGCCGTCGATCCGCGTGCGCTTCGACCGCGTCAAGCGCGAGACCCTGCGCGACAATCAGCGGCTCACCTATCAGACCAAGGCCGGCTTCGACGTGCTCTGCTACGAGTCCAGCCTGCGCAGCAAGGCCGACGAGCGCCTGCAGACATTGCAGCTCGTGCAGGTTGTCGAAAACCAGCTCGCCGGCGCCAGGCTCGCGCTTGCCGACGGCACCAGCTCGATGCCATGCGCCCTGGGCTCGACTTACCTGGTCGCGGAATCCTCTGGATCCGTCGATCAGCTCTTTTGCGTTGAAGTGGTAGCCGAGGGGATTCAGCAGTACGACGGCCCGAATGCGAGGTTCGGCTCATGAATCCCTCCGACTTCATCGACGTGCAACTCTCTGCGGCGGGCGCGGCCTTCGCCGGCGACGGGGCGACGCTGCGCATCGGCAACGGCCGCTTTAATTACACCTTTGTTTCAGGCACGCCGGTGCGTGTGCTCACCAGCGAATGGCGTCTGGCTCTCTCGCACCGCCGGCACGACGGCGCTCCCATCCTTGAGCCGGCGCCTGACGTTCCGGCCGCTGCATCCGACGCGGCCGCAAAAGCGCAACCAGAGCAGGCCGCCGCCTCCGCAAGCGGCGCTAAATCGAAAGGCGAGGTGAAGTAGATGCCCGGTCCTTACAATTTCGCATCTCAATGGAAGACAGCTCGAAACCTGGTGCTGAGCCCCAACGCCCAGCTCGCCTGGAACACTGCCCTGGCCGACGACAAGCTCACTCAGCGCCAGCGCTTCGACGGCGCGGCCGTGCTCGAGCGCACCATCACGCGGCGCAGCGACATCCTGTACGCGGGCAAGGGCACGGCATTCGCCACCAACGGCCAGATCGTCGCCTACGACACCAAGTTCAGCGGCTTCAAGGCGGAGCTCTCGCCCTGGCTGGCCGGCTACATGTTCGCGCTGCTCATGGGCACCGACACGGTGACCGGAGTCAGCTCGCCCTACACGCACACCTTCACCTTCGACGAAAGCACGCGCACCGCGGTGCCTACCACCATCTACGTCGAAGACACCAATGACGTGCATAACAAATTCTGCGACATGTGCATCGACGATCTCTCGCTCACCATCGGCGAGATGGGCGCCATCATGGCCGAGTTCGGCATGACGGGCACCGGCTACCAGACCGCCGAGACCATCGCCACCATGCCCGCGCTGCCCACGGAGAGCTACCTGCTCGGCTCCGACGCCGCCTTGTCCTTCGGCCCAGTCGGTTCTCCGGTGAGCTTTATCGGCCGCCATATAAGCACCACGCTCAAGCTGCAGAATCAGCTCTCAGTTCACCGCGGGCCGGGCGGCGGCCTCTACGGCATCTTCGTCCGCAAGGGCGCGCCCAAATTCTCTCTCTCGACGACGTTCGCCGCCAAGGACACCGACGACATCTACACGCTCTTTACCAACGACACGGCCAGCGATTATGCGCTCACCGTAAATTCCGGCGCCGCGAACCAGATGACGGTCACCATTCCGGCCATGCACCTGAAGACCGCCAAGCTCGGCTTCGACGGCGACATGACGGTGTGGCAGGTGGAGAACGACGAGACCACCAACTACCAGGCCGCGGGCACGCCGCCCATCACCGTCACCGTGGTCAATGCAGTTGCCGCCTATTTGGTCGGGGCCTAAAGGGGCTTTGAGAGGAGCGGTTTACTGGAAGGCCGCTCCTCTTCTTTTTCTTCCGCATTGCCCGCGCCACGACTCCGGCGCGGTTAGAGGTTCCACACGGCTGCCTGGGATCTCGATCTTCAAAAGGGTCCTTCACCCTTAGCATCACAACTCCAAATCTCAAAACGAAGGAAGGACCCATGCCCGCAATCGAACTCACAGCGCCGCGCGTCATCTCCATAGAGGATCGCGGCAAGCAATACAGGCTCACCCTGAGCCGCATCACAAAGAAGCAATGGCTGGCTTACTTCGAAGCCATCGTGTCGACGTCTGAGAATCAGAACGGCCAGAGCATCAACTTCTATGACACCAGCACGGCGCGGCTTGAGCTGGTCGATTCCGCGCTGATGGGAACCATCGGCTACGCGCTGCCCAATGGCAACAGCGATATAACGCAAGTGGAAGGCTGGAGGCAGCTCCTACCCCTCTCGCATCGTATGGGCGCGGCTAACGCGCTTGTGGCCGTCTCGCGCAGCGAGCCGTCCGACGACGAGGTCATCGCCCTGGGCCAGGAGTCGGTCTATCTCGATGCCATCTGGTCGGCCGACGCCGCCGGCAACATGCTCAAATACCATCGCCTGCGCCACAACTTCAAGGTGCCCACGGCCGACCAGCAGCGCCGCCTGGCGCGCGACAACAGCCGATCGCGAATCGTCGGCGGCTCGCGCAAGGGGAAGACCGTGTGGCTGGGGGCGCAGGCCACCATGGCCGAGCTCTACGACGAGCTGGTGACCGGCGTCGAAGGCTACATGGTCGACGGACAGCCACCCGACCGCGATGGCGTTATCGAGTTCATGGACACGTTTCACAAGGTAGTCGCGATCGATGCGCTGTTTGCGCCGGCCGCGCCCAAGGTCGACGAGGATGGCGATTGATGTCTGCCGCGATACAGAAGGCGTGCGCATGGCCCTCGAAGAGATCTTCGAGCAAGACTTTGCGCGCGCCCGGCTCAAGCGCGAGATGGCGCAGGCGGCCGATGAGACGCTCGAGCGCATGGAACAGCGGCTACCTGGGCGCACGCTGGCGTGGGGTTACTACCGCTTCGCCTATTACCTGCTTCACGTCGACGCGCAAAGGAGCGCCGGCATTCCTATCGAGTTTGCCGGTCTGGCGGCCTTTGAGGCTGAAGGGCTGCTGGCACTCGATCGAGCAAGGGCGGGGTTTGAGAGCCGTCATCCGGCTTGTTCGGCATGCGGCGCTCGCCAGCAGAACCGCTTCAGCGTCGAGTGCCATGCGTGCGGGGCGAAGTTCCATCGCAAGAAGGGCTAGCGGTCAGTGGCCTGTGGCGGGTGACCAGTTTTCTATTGCCTGTCCCCTAGTCCCTACTCCCTGTTTCGCGGAGCAAAACGCATGGGCGTAGAAACCAGCGCGGTTCAGATCTCGATCAACGTGGTCGACGCCAACTCCGGCGCGGCGATCGCGGGCATCGAGCAGAACCTGAAGAAGCTGGGCACAACGGGCCTGGCGTCCGGGCAGCAGATAAAGCAAGGCATGGAAGCGGCCGGCGGCATGGCTCTCAGCGCCCGCGAGAAGACCCGGCTACTCTCTGAAGAGATCGGCATCCGCATCCCGCGCGCGATGCAGTCGATGATTGCCCAGAGCAAGCTGGCCCAAGCGGCGCTGGGCTCGCTCGCAGGGGCCATGGTGGCGTTCGGCGCGGTGCAGATCGGCGGCATGGTCTTCGAAGCCGCTTATAGGGGCGCGCAAAAGCTCTGGGACCACTTTCAGGGGCTCACCAAAGCGTCGCAGGATTACCAGGCGGAGATCAAGAAGACGCGCGAGCAGGAGTTCGGCAACGCACATTCGATCGAGAACACGCGGCTGCGCATCGACCAAGCCAACGACGCGATCAAAGATTACAACCGCCAGGCCGAGGCCGCGCAGAAAGCTACGCTTGGCTGGCGCGATGCGCTGGACCTCGTGATTCCGGGGCTTGGCGGCGCCATGCAGGCATGGCACGCGCAGGGGCAGGCGAACGATCTCTCCGCTCAAGCGGTTGCCATGCAACGGCAGCGCGACAAGCTGCAGCAGCTCACCGAGGGATCGCAATTTCACGAAGGACGCCTCGGCACCATCGAACTTGAACACGCCGGCGACGCGGCCCTGCGCGGGCAGCAAAAGATCACCGCCGAATATATAAAGCGCCGCGATCTGGCTGCCGAGACGCGCCGCTTTGAGAGCGAGCAGGACCGCATACTGGGCAACCCGACAAGCGGCGCGGCGGGCTCTTCGAAGGAAGCGCTTGCGAACTCGACGGCTCGGGTCGAAGCGCGCGCACAGGAGCAAATCGCGGCGCGCCAGCAGGCGCAGGAGCTGATGCATCTGCGCGAGCAGGCATTGGAAGCCGGTCTTACAGGAATCGCGCTCTACAAGGCACAGGAAGCGTTCGCGATCGAGGAATTGAAGATCAAAGACATGAACAGCGTGGCCATGCGCGATGCCGTGCATGCCAAGTTCCATGCCGAAGAGCTTGCGCGCATTCAGAACGAGACCCGCGAAACGGAGAAGCTCGAGCGCGCATCGGCCCTAGGCGGAATGACCGGCATCGGCAAGCTTCAGGGCGAAGGCGCGGATCGCATCGCCGACATCAATGCGGATCCCTCGCTCGATCCGGAGAACCGAGCGCGCCGCATCGCCGCCGCACAGCGCCAGACCGATCAGCAGATAGCCGAAGAGCAGCGCAGCTTTGCCGAGCAGGTTGACGGCATTGTGGCTCGCTCGGCGGACAAGCAAGTCTCCGGCTTCGCGCGGATCCGCGCCGAGGCCTCGAAAGCCGCCGAGGATTTGCAGCGCCAGTTCGATAAGGCCCACGAGCTGATGAATCTGAGCACGCCCGGAGGTCAGGCCGCGCTCGATCGCGACACCGCGCAGCTCGGCCGCGGCCTCGGCGCAATCAACGCCGGGGCAGACCAGCAGGCCGAAGATCTGGCGCGGCGAAACGCCGAGGAGACGGGCCGCATTGAAAGCGAAGCCCGCGTTAAGTTCTACGATGCTGAAAAACAGAAGACCGCCGCAATCCAGGCCGAGTACGACGAACGCCTGCAAAAATATCGCGACGAGCTGAACGCTCAGGAGATCTCGCAAGACGACTACAACCGCCGCGTCGCGGCCGCGCAGCAACAGGCCAACGCGGAGATGATTCAGGCCTCGAACGAGGCGCGGCAGAAGATGGCCGGCGAGTTCACCTCGTTCTTCAAGAGTCTCGACCATCCCACGGAGGCTCTCAAGTCCCTCGGCGAGAAAGTAGCCGGCGAAGCGGCCGCTTCGCTGGTGCAGCGTTTGCAGCAGCGGAGCCAGGGCGGCGCGGCCGCGTCGACCAGCGGCGAGCACGGCGGACTGTTTGCAGATATCCTGGGCGGCTTCGGCCTCGGCGGCAAGCATGCGCCAGGCAGCACGCCGTTCACGCCCGCGGGTTCGAAGGCTGCGCAATCCACGGCGCAGGGAATGTTCCACGTACAACAAGCCACCATATCGATTGGCAGCGCCAGCTTTGGCGGCGCATCAAGTTCCGGCGCGGGCGGCGGCGGTGCGGCTCTGGGAAACTGGAACGCCGACGGTAACACATCCACGCTTGCGCCGGGAACCTCCGCGGGCTCTGGCGGCTTCGTCTCCGCAGCGGAGAGCCGCAGCGGCTACGGCAGCGGCGATTTCATCGGCGGCTACACGGGCGGCGCGGGCTCCGGAGGCGGGGCCGGAGCGACCCCCAACTTCGCGGGCAGCGGAGCCGGCTTCAATCCGCAAAAAAACGGCATTGATAAAACCCTCGGCGATGTGCAGCAGGGCTGGAATTTCCTCAATCAAGCTAAAGGGATCTTCGGTGGTGGAGCGAAGCAGACAACGCCCGGCGGAGCGGACAGCCAATACGCCGAGACGCAGGCCGATCCCATGGCCGGCACGCTCAACGCCGACGGCAGCTTCTCCAGCT